GTCTACAGGATACGAGTTAGCCGTAAAGAACGAGACACCGGTACCAACTGTAGAGGTAAAGTTATCTACCGATACCAGCAGAAGAGCGTTCGACGGCAGCGCTACGTTTGACTTTAGATATGCCAGATCGTAGTGAGTGTCTCTCTGACCGCTGTCCAACGAGAATCGCGTTGTTACGTCGGTGGCAGTGTTGGAGTAACTGCCGTTAGTGCTGAGCCATACCTTATTGATCTTAAGGACGTCTGGAATTCCCAGACACCACGGGCCTGAAGTACCGCCGGCGTTATTAGATACGTTTATTCTCACCAACGTGCTCTTCTTAACTGCCTTTGGAATAGGCGAGAGCGATGAGCCCTGACGGTTCAGGTCATAGCACACCGACGTGCTGAACGAGGCGTTGACCACCGATCCTAGATTGAACGTAGTGGTGTTGCTGGCTATAGAAACGCTGCGTCTAGACCTGTTGATGAATGGGATTGGCAGTCCGGCCGGGAATGCCTCCTGATGATTTAGACCAGCGCCAACTGCGCTAAACGCTGAATTCACGGCTAGAAGCGTGTTATTGGTAACGCTTACTACTCGACGTAGATCACCTGCCACATATATGAAGTCGCCAGCGCTATAGCTCGTTGTAAAGGTCGTAGAACTTCCGGTGACGTTTGTAGTCACATTAGATACTGAGACTGTTCCCGTGCTGTTAGTCGAGTATCCATTGACCGTCGGTATGACGTCGAAGGTAGACGCCTCAACAGACGACAGCGTTCCAGTATAGAGAAACGTCTCGGTTCCAGTTGGAGCCGCCGCAGGTAGCGCTAGCGCCAGCGTGGCGTTAGCCGAGCCTACAGAAGTAAACGACGCGTTCGATCTGTTTCTATAAACATATGATGTATTGGTAAACGAGTCTTGCTTTACAGCTCTCTGGTTCAGCGGATATATCATCGAGATGTTTGGTATTTCTTCGATGAGAGCTATATTCGTGTTAGAGGTGTAGTCATACGACAGGACGACGTCGGCGACAGCATTCAGTGATCCTGAGTAGTATATTATAGACGCAGCCTGGTTGAAGTTAAAACCAGCGTTCATCTGGACGTTGAACAGATACATCGAGTACTGAGCGTCGTCGCCTGGAGTTCCAGTTGAGTATTCTATACCCCTGATATAAGCAGTACCAATCTTGGTGCTAGACGAATATGAAGTCGTCAGGAGGGTCTGATTAGTGATGGCTTTCTTCGCGACAGAGTGTATCTCGACCTGTGCCAGATTCTGCACATTGAAGTCGCCGACGAACTCGTCTACGTTTACGTAGTAGCCGAAGTTCATTGATATCGACTGGTTGTCCAGACTCTCGTAGTCATTTCCCTTTCGGAGATCAACGCTGACGTTGTTTAGAAAATCTACTCGATATCCCTTGACGTAGCCGATGCCTGGACCAGAGATTAAGTTATGATATGAGTTAGCAGCAACGGCGTTTACGGTCGGGTCCTTGGCGTTAACACTAAGTAGAAATGGATTGACGACGAAGTCGCCGTTGGTCTCGTATGTTCTCTGCGCTAGCTCGGTGCCCAACGCTGAGTACTGAGGGTTGGTCTTAATGGTGACAGGCTGACCGTTCTGATAGTCGCAGATTGAGAAGAAGGCCGCTGTGTTAGAGGTGTCTGTAGTGGTACGCGTTATTAGGTTTGGCGTCAGCTTCAGGCGGTGGGCACCGGGCGCGCCATAGTTTGGAGCTCCCTGGGCGTTGTCGTATAGCTGGGTGTTAGAAGCCGGAGTCTCGATGTCTTCAATGACTCCAAATCCAACAGAGACGTTGTTTGGCTGGTTAGAATACTTGGTCACGATCGCGGTCTGCGACGGGACGCGGATGAAATAGCCTTTCTTGAAGATCACACCGTCTGTAACCGTCATGGCGTAGCCGTAGCCAGAGCTGTTGGCTATAGTGGCTACAGTTACGTTACCAACTGCCACGTTGGCTGAAGTGGCGATTACCAGGTTGTCGTTGTTGCTGAACGCCTGCTGGCCAGAACCGTTTGAGTATGTTCCAGAGTTTAAATACTTGACGTACAGAGTGCTGAGGTCTGGCGCCTGCGACTCGAAGCCAGTCTGCGCGTTTACTATGAGACCCTTTAGACCATTGGCATTACTGACCACGCGCCCGACGAAGTCAGATATAGTAAAAGCAGAGCCGTTTGAGTATGTGTCCTTAATCTTGACGTATGAGTATTTGTCGTCGAAGGAGAAAGCGCATCCCTCTATTACAGACCCCTCCTTATAGATGCTGCGACCAAACTTGTTGATCTGATCCTGCAGGATGCTCTGCACCTGATTCATCTCGCGCGCCTGAACCGGCACACCCGGCCTGTACAGGACGGCGTACTGATTGGCGTCGTCCGAGAAGTCGTCGAAGTAGGGCGACAGGGACAGGTCTGTATCTAAAGCCATTAATTTCCTCTAAAACTTAACGATTATATTTATTTTCTCAACAGAGGTATTTGACCTCTCGAACGGTAATATATTCTCCAGATATGTAGTCAGGCCGCTGTTTCTGACCAGCTCAGGCTGCCATATTGTATTTGCGAGAGAGCTTACGCCGATAGCTCCAGAATTACTTCCTACTATCTGGTTATTTCCTTCGGAGAAATCTCCATATACATTATATAGAACTAGCACCGGATATGTGTTAGAGATAGTTCCAACGGTGGTATTTCCCTTGCTTAGTGTATCTCCTGCAGCGATAGTGCCGTTAGCTCCTACACATCTAATATATATGCCGTTTGAATATAAAGCTATAGCAGTACCACCAGAAGTACTAGTCAGCATGTCTCCGTTTATTACAGATACTAGATTAGAAGACAGCATTATGTCTCTATCGCTATTAAACGAGAGTACTGTGCCAACTGCGTTAGAGGAGTTTTGAGTTACATCCTCAAACTGCTGGAACGCGCCGGTGTTTGACGTCAGAGGTATGCGGCAGGTCTGGGTGAATTTATGACCAAAGTCGGACGTGGCATTGATGGCGCCGTTTGCTATAGTAATGGTGACGACGTTTGCGTAGGCGTTTGTGGTGGCGTCTAGCAGGGTATCGTTGGCGTTGAAGTGACCCTTGATGTTAGACACTCTTATGCTAGTGTTGCTGATGATCTGAGAAATAGTAGCCGTAGCTCCAGAAGTAACTTCAGACACAGACTCGACGTCTGACAGCAACCTGAAATACGACACCGACGAGTTGGCCATGTTGTTAGCGGCCGTGGTGAGAACGTTTGCCTGGGCTCCAGACGTCAGACCCTTTATAGCTGTGTTAGAGTTATTCGTGGCAGCAGTAAAGAACGGAAGACCTGATCCAGTTCCAAGAACGTTCTTAAGCTCTAGATAAGACGAGTTAGAATAGACTACGATTCCGGCTTTCGCGGTATTTGATTGATAAGCCACTTCTCCCGGCGTAAAACTAATTCCGTTATTAGTACCCAGATATAACTTGACTCTATCAAACGTGTCAAGCGTGAGAGTCGCGTCATTAAAAGTCGGGTCTTCGATTATTCCTACCCTTCTAAACTCTCCGCCAATCGGAAACTTATAGCTCTCGTTAGCTCCATTTGCAAACGTTACAGAGATACCGACATACTTAGAACCAAGCTCCATATACGAGTTAGCTCCGTGGCCGGCGATCGGGCTTATAGCCGCTTCTGCTACAGCAGCAGAACCATATTGTCCGTTTGACGTGATTACTACGTTGGCCTCGGTATATCCTGAGCCGTTGTTAATCATCACGACTTCTGTTATCTGTCGCGTCGGGTTGTTATTGCTGGTATCGACGTATGCGTAGGCTAGAGCGTTACTGCCATCGCCAGTTATAGTCACCTTTGGAGATATAACGTATTCTGTCAGCGGACCAGGAGTAGTGCTGGTGGCTAGAACTACTGAATTACCAATCGGCGCGCCGCCAGAAGTCTTTACGTATATCGGTTGTCCAGACTCGAAGCTACCGATCGGGTTAGACACCGTGATGTTTGGAAAGCTAGTGACGGCGTCGATATATGATCTGGTGTTAGAAGACTGACCCCTGACGTAGAGTCCAGCAGTAAACGTACCAACTATGGATGAGAGCTCTATAGACGAGCTGTTTGAGAACGCTATCACCCCGTTGGCTCCCTGGTCGACGTCGTTGACGTCTACCTGAGTTACTTTCTCGCCGGCAATGAAAGACGCGCCAGCCGGCGTGGTGTTTGATATATCAACTCTAACACCAGTTAGATTCGTATAGCTGACAGTGCCGTATCTGTTTGTTACAGATATAGACGACGGTATTACAGCAGACGGGACTGAGTAGTGGACGTTAGACGTTAGGTTAGCTGTAAACGCGGCGTCCACGATCACGATCGTGCTGTTAACTGAAGTCACGCGACGAATTTGCGTATTGGCGTCGTCGCCGACGTTGATGAAGTCGTTGACGGCGTAGTCCGTGGCGAACGCCGTGCTGCCGTTCGCGATCACGAAGTTATTTCCGGAAATAACTCTAACAAGACCAGACTTAGCAACTCCAGCTGAAGCCGTGTTGTATATCGGCAGGCTGAGAGAGAACGCGTTTGACGCGTTATTCTTCGTTATGATTAGGTGAGAAGAGTTTGCAGTAGTTATAACGCCGGCGGCTCCGGTATCGCTCTGCACGACGTTATTTCCAACCATCACGTATCCCTTTTTATAGAGATACGCTATGTCGACAGAATTCTGACTGACTACGTGCCCGACCAAGATCGGCGGTACGTCCGTGAGAGTCAGGTTAACCTTGACGTCAAACGGGGTGTTTACTAGAAGAAGCTTGTTGACGCCGTCATACTGAGTGACGTTTCTGATCTGCCCGGCTGAGCCGCCAGCCTTTAGATATATCGATGAGTTAACGTAGTAGTCGGTGTTTGAGCTAGACGTGTTTGGCAGAGCGGCCACATATCCGTTGTTGGCTACACCGACTAGAAATCCAGTCTCATATATCTGATAGTTATTTCCGGCGTTAGTTAGCTTTATGTAGTCGATTGTACCGCAGGCAGCTGATGACTCTACGTCATTGTTTGTGGTGACCGGCACGTATGACGGTGTCGAGAACTTCGTGTTGGCCGCAGTCTCGACCGTAAACATATACTTCCAGATATATCCGTCGCTAGTCTTAAACGTGCCAGACGTAGTCGTCAGGTTTGGCTTTATGGTCGACATCGCGTTGGCGTTATTATAGATACACTTGTATATGCCGCCTGTATCGGTGAGCACGTAGAAGTCTTTGTCAAACAGCGCCGGATCGTTCTGGGAGTACTGGGCATAAACTGTATTGTTGGCCCACTGCACCTTTCGTATCATGTATGAAACGTCGGTGTTGGCGATAAGCTTGCCGTAGACCATGTCGTGGTATATAGACAGCTCTGACTGCTCGACCGACGCGTTTGCCGCCGGCGGGATGTTATCGTCAGACCATGAGTTCGGTCTACCCACGAATAGATAATACGACTTGCTGAGCTTCTTTATGTTGCTCACGAAGCTGTCTATATTATCTATGATCTGATTTACTGTTATGACTGCCATATATCTAGCTCGTTTAACTTATTTATGATGAGGTTAGAGAGAAGCTCTGAGCCTGCGAAGCTTCATTCTGCACTTCAGAAAGTACTCTAAAAGTACCGAATAGAGCTATGCCAGATGGATGTACTAGGTCTCTCACAAATTGCTCATACGTATTTAACATTCTAGAAGCGATGATGTCATACGACTGAGACTGCCAATACTTACTGTCGATTATATGCTGAGTATCGCTTATGAAGCTCTTTCTACTGGTGAACTGTCCGGCACCCACACCAGTCAGATCGACGACCGTTTTTCCAGAAATGACTGTCTGATTCTCTGTGTTAGAAGATATGAGATTAGCGCTGATACCCGGCGAATAACCAAAACCAGAATCTATTATCTCAACAGATGTAACGACACCGTTGGCATTTCCGGCGACGGCGTTTACAACCGCGTTGTATCCCTTGTAACCGCCCTTGTCTACTATCTTAAGATCATATATGTCCTGCTGCAGTATCGATACGGTAGGATTGCTTGAGTATCCCTGGCCTGGATTAATTCCGGTGATATACGATATTGTTCCGACCTCTAGGTCATAGATGTTTAGAGACAGATTAATCTCTGCGTCTAAATTTTTATTAGTTAAAGTAGGTTTAGTCAGAGAAGTCCAATCTGTATTTCTAGTAATACTCGCTACTGTAGCTGTAGCACCGGTATTACCGCTGACTATACCGTATCCAGGCACGAAGTATCCAAAGTCTCCTGTAACAGTCATCATGCTGGAGTTCACAAATGAAATTGTCCCGTTTCCGTAAGTATTTTGAATTGGAAACAACGTGTTTATCGATACTACGGAGCTCGAGGTATTACTGATTAGTACTACGCCGCTGGTGAGATTTGCGTTTGTGATATCAGCGCCTCTAATATACAGCAGAGATCCATCTACTCTATAACTGACTAGACTGGATATACCAAGAGACCCGTTGGATAGGCTCTCGCCGTTAGACAGACCATTATTTACCAGCGTATTTACGTCGGCGGTTATGACGTTTACCTGTGCGGCGCTGTAGACATTATCGCCGTTGTAGAAAGTTCCAGAAACACCGGTTATCGCTAGATTGCACCCGTCTGCAGATGAGTCTAGTATAGTTGTGTTTGAATCGCTGATGACGTCGGTGTTGATCTTAAAAACTTCCTTGTCGACTAGACCGCCGATGGCAAAAGTCGCGCCTGCTCCACCCCCGCCGGTGACAGTTATAGTAGCATTAACCGAGAACCCAGACCCTCCGTTAAGAAGAGTGAATGTGACTTTACCGTTCTCGTCTCTAATAGAAGACACTCTAGCTGATCCGCCCGAACCCTCGCTTGAGTCGACTCTCATCGTATCTCCAATCGAGAAGCCAGAACCGCCGTTAGTTATGCCGATAGAAGATAGAGAACCGATGATGAACGGCGCTGTGCTATCAGTGAGCGCCAGACTATACTGACTCTTCTGAGACGTGGTCAGATTATTATACTGATATGCGCTTATCTTGTTCCCATACAAGTCGACGTAAAGATCGCTGCAGATTATTTTCTGCCCGTATCTGAAAGCACCCGTCACGTCGCTCAGAATTAAGACGTTTATAATCTTATTACTTATACTCTTCTGATAAAAATTTTCTACGATTGCAGCACCCAGACCGTCACTGCTCTGTATAGTCTTTCCAAGAAGGTCGACTAGATATAAGCTGTCTGTTACCTCGATATATCTCGGCTTGATGTACTCGTTATCAGAGAGCTTGAAGAGATCGTCGCCGGGTATGTATATATCGATATCTTCATCAAATATTATTCTAAATAATAGTTCGTAAGCTCTTCGAGATCCTTTAG